AATAACTTCTTTGCTGAAGCTAAGAAAAATCCTATTGGCGCTGACATGTATAAAGAGATTGCACGCGTGGACAGCATTGATACTCCTGAGGGACACAAGCTGCTTACCCAAGCTGGTATCGACCCAGCAGGCGCTTCTAGGCTTAACTATGTATTAGCGACTAAGTCAGACGGCACACAAGCTATACGCGATATGAATCAAGTGTATGCTATGACTGGTTATACTCGTCACATGGATGACTTAGCTCTAGACCGTCTAACTAAAGAGTCGCTCAACGCTCAACGCTTACGTTCTGGCATTTCAGCACCTAAACTGGACCAGATTGAACGCTATGCAGCTTTGTTAATGGAAGACGACCCTAACTTAACTAAAGTCGCGGCTCACGACTTAGCTTTAGACCGTTACAAGCCTGGCCGTACAGCTTCATCTTCTAGCTTAGAACGTATGGCAGATAAGATTAAGGAAGAGAACCCAGGCATGTCAGATGTTGATGCTTTGGAAGAAGCTATTGCCATGAAGAAAGAAGGCGGTACAGCTGAAGAGCGTCTAAGCAGAAAGCGAACCAAAGGAATAAGTACTCCTGAAGCTGAAGCTTTGCACGCTGAAAGCGCACGTTCTTCTGACCAAGTTAAAATTGACGAAGTCAACACAGCTAAAGACTCTCTTGATGAGATGTTTGATGGCAGCTTCACGGACTCTGATATGACAGTGCCTGCCAATCGCACTAAAGCTAGTCGCTTGATGTCTCGTGTAGAACAAGAGTTCCCGATGAACGTAGCAGACCGCAAGGTGGCTAAAGAGATTAGACAGTTAGCTTCGTTAGGCGGTGAAGCGGGCGAACAAATTACTGACCAGGAAGCAGGCCCTATTGATAGTCTGATTCGTGGTGTTAAGAAGTATATATCTAACGACGTTGAAGGTGTTGCAGGTACTGCAGCGTATGAGTCATTCCGTAACGTACTGCGTCACTCTTTGTATGGTGCGACAGTAAGTAAAGGTGAGACTCAGACATTCACGTCAGCTATGGGTAGCTTAGGCGAGCAGAAAGGTCCTGTATTAGTTAAACTTAAGTCGCAACTTGGTGACTTAAAAGAACAGTTAAGTAGTGTCTATGACATGAATGACCCTTACGTAGCTAAGTATCGTTTGAACATGGACCAAGACCAGCTTGCAGACGTTATATCAGCTCTAGACGAGCGTATTGATATGATGGATGGCATGCTTAAAGAAGATGCACCTGGTGTTATAACACCTAAGTTAAGCATACAGGAGAGATACAATGCAAGCAGAAATTAAGGACTTAAAAGACTCGTTTAAGATAGGCTACGAAGCCTATGAAGGCTCTCGTAAAGAGGCTAACGAGGCTTGGGACCTGTACCACAACAGACATTACACCGACGAACAGTTGGCTATCTTAGCTAATCGTGGCCAGCCAGCTGAAACGTTCAACGTAATCAAGTTGTTTGCTCGTATGTTAGTTGGTTACTACTCTACTATAGTTAACACTGTAGTGATTAAGCCGACGAACCCACGTGACATTGATACTGCTAGTATACTTAATGATACTGTTAACAACGTATTTGTACAGAATCGCTTTGATATTGAAGGTGACACTATTAAACTAGGTGGCATGGTGTCAGGTTTGCTATGCGCTTATACTAATGTAATAGACACTGGTAAGCGTGATGAGTTTGGTCGGCCTATTAACCAGATTGATACTCACCACGTGCCTGATTCTGAGTTAGTTCTAGACCCTATGAGCACTATGGACGACTATTCGGACGCTAGATTCTTACACCGTTTCAAGTGGTTGACTGAAGACGTTGTTGTACGCACATTTGGTAAGGCGGCTATGGATAAGCTTGATGCGTACTATAACCACTTAAATATAGATGAAGCTGACTTTGAGTTTAACTACGGTGACTCTTACACAGGCTACTATAGAGTATTCAATAACTACCTTATAGTACACACTGTGGTAGAAGAGCCGAACGGTAAGAGTTACTCATGCTTCTGGTGTGGCGACGTCATGCTTGAGAAGAAAGAGATTACTTTCAAAAAGACTCGCTGGCCTTATAGAGTACAACGCATTCACAGCTCAGACAGAACAGAGTACTACGGTATATTCCGTGAGATTCTAGAGTCACAACGTGCTTTGAACCAGGCCGTACTTACTATACAGCTAATGGTCAACTCTGAGAAAGCCTTCGTTGAGACTAACGCTGTAGATAACATTGATGAGTTTACTGCTGCATTTAACCGTGTTAACGCTGTCATAGAAGTCAAGAAGTTGTCTGGTGTTAAGATTGAGACATTGTCTCGTGACATTCAAGACCAGTACATGATTATCGACCGCTCGTTAGACCGCATTCAACGTGTGCTTGGTATTAATGACAGCTTCTTAGGTATGGCATTTGCATCAGACAGTGGTCGTAAGGTTAAGCTCCAACAGAATGCTACTATAATGTCGTTACGATACATTACAGCGCGTATAGAGAGCTTCTATCGCAGTCTAGGTCACGACATTGCTAACTTAGCTTCTCAGTACTACCACGCTAATCAAATGATAATGGTAGCTGATGAAGTAGTAGGAGAGCGTTGGATTGAGATTAACAAGCCTATGATGGAGTTCACAGGGCAGTTTGACCCTATGGGACAGCCTATCATGCAACCTATCTTACTTCCTAATACCGACCCAGCGAATGGCGAGATTATGACAGATGAAGAAGGTAATATTATATTAGCTCCTGTGTCTGAAGATGGTTCTGACTTTAGCTTCCTGGACTTCCAAATTCGTGTCGAATCTAATTCGTATAATGATGAAGATGAGAAGTCTCAATTGTTATTAGAGACAGTTATGTCTGGCCAGGTTGGACAAATGGTGTCTCAAGTCAATCCAGCAGGATTCTTCCAAATGGCAGCGTTAAGTATCAAGAGCACTAAAACTAAGTACTCACCTAATATGGCACGCATACTTGAAGAGACTGCACAAATGCTTGGTGGCGACCCTGAAGCAACCGAACAAGCTAAGGTTGGTGCTGGCGGCGGGCAACAACAGTCTCCTAAGAGTAAAGCATTGAAGTTACCAACGAACACGAATGAGGGAGTCGAATAATGGGTGTTGAATCACTACTTAAAGCGGGTATCAAAGCACTGCCTGAAAAAGACATACAAGGTCAGCGAGCGCTTAACTTACTTGGCAAGAGAGGTGTTAAAGCTGAAGAGCTTAAATTCTCAGGTGTAGAGATACAGCCTGAGAAAACGTACTCTAAGAAAGAGCTTGCAGACCTTGAAGCTAATCGTAAAGACGTATTTGGCAAGTCAGCGCCTCAAGACCCTTCGTATAACTTTGTTAGTTTAGAAGCAGGTAAGTCTAACCCTACGTACAAAGAAAATGTATACACATTCGCTGAAGGCACTGGGCCGAAACCACAAGTACTCTCCGAAGATGAACGTGGCAAACTTATGTCTTATATAGATGGTGATTCTTATACACAAGACGGTCTTGAAGACACAGTGATTGACCTCACTGCCCGTATGGGCATGGGCGGAGACCAAGTAGACCGTTTAGGCTTGCGAGGTGCTGCGGCACAAATGTTAGAAGGCACAGGTGGTGTAGCAGGCTCTCGTTACACGTCAGAGCACTTTCCTGACGTACCTAACTACCTTATGCATACTCGTACGTTCGATGACACCCTTGACGGTAAGCCTACGCGCGTACTACAAGAGATACAGTCAGACCTACATCAACAAGGTCGTGCTCAAGGGTACGGTGACGATGGGCTGGTCTTGACAGCGCGTGAAGAAGAGCTTGTCGACAACGCATCTGTTGTTCAACAAGTACTCGGTGACGAAGAAGAGGCTATGGAAGCCTTTGGTGTCGGTGCTAAAGAACTTCAAGCTGAATATGATGCTTTAGTATCACGAGCTAACTTGTCTGATATTGACCGTGCATCTATGAGTGAAGAAGAGATTTTGCAAGCTATACCTGACGTGCGTGGTGGAGTACCTGAAAGCCCGTATGAGAAGTCTTGGTTAGCTAAAGGTATTGAACGTGAACTTGACCAGGCAGTTAAAGATGGTCGCCAGCAGTTAGCTATACCAATCAAAGGTACAGAAATTGGTAACCTTAAACGTGCCGAAGGTGTACAGAAGTGGTACGAAGGTAACGTAGTCAACACAGCCAAGAAGATAGCCAAACAAAACGGTATGGACTTCGAGCTCAAGGCGCTAGGCGGCGCTAACAGAGCAGAAGTGTTATCCGGTGAAGACAAAAAGTTCGCGTTGAAATTTTTACGCGACCCTGACTTTCAAGCAGATAACACGGACGAAGCTCTTGAGCTAATCATGGACTACGGCTTTGAGGCTGAGACTGCAGAGGCTTCTGGAGGTATTTGGCAGGTCGTCTCTGAGTTAGTTGAAGGCAAAGGCCTTAAAGACGACATGCAGTACGCTATTATCAAGCCTAAAGATGGCAAAGCACCTGCTAATCTCAAACTTTACTCTAGTCCTGCTGCTGCGGTTGCTGCGGGTTACGCATCACTACGTGCGGGCGGTACAGATGATGATGTACGATTTGAGCTTGGTCAAGCTGGTTACGAGACCGACGAGATTGATGGTATGTTAGCGGATATCAAGTTTGCTCAAGAGTCTGTAGAAGTTCACGGTGACAGCGAAGAAGACGTACTAGCATTCTTCAAGAGCCAAGAAACGGACATCGCTGACGTAGCTTCTACCCCGGTAGACCAACCAGTCGAAAAGTCATTCTGGGAACGCGTTGACGCGACTGTACAAGCCAACGCTGGTAATCCTAAACAAAAGGCTTATGGGAGTATCTTGTCTGACGAGGCCATGAACGCTGAGCAGCTGTTATCGCGCTTACAAGTAATTAGTCCGAACATGTCAAGCATCACTACTCGTATGAGCGGGTACTTTGGCAATGAAGTGGACGCTAAGAAACAAGAAGAAGCTGTAGCAGGTGCTGCGCAGCACATTGTTAACTTAGCTCAGCAACACGGTATCACAATGGCGTTCCAGCCTAACCCTGAAGGTGATGGTATCGACCAGTTATCTGCGTTTGGCGGTGGCAAGTGGTACGTACAAGGACCTGACGGTCAAGCTACTCCAGTAGACGAAGGTTTCTGGGAAGCTATGCGTCAAGAGTCTCACGAGATTACTTACGGTGTTACAGGTGCTATAGGTGGAGCTAAAGCTGCGTCTACTGTAACTAAGAACCCATGGTTGATAGGCTTAGGTTCTGTTGTCGGCGCTATAACAGGTGCTGGCGTTGGTACTGAGCTAGACTACTTACGTGACTCTGTTGTCATGCACGAAGAGATGTCGGCTAACGTAGCAGCCCACAAAGCTCTGACTGCAGCTGAAGCTTCTGTCATCGGTGACGCTATCGGTTATCCCTTAGCTAAAGGTGCTGGCGCTATATGGAAGGCGACTAAAGCGGCTAAAGACTTTTTGTTTGACGGTAACACTGCAGGCGCTTACAAAGCCCTTAAAGACACTATGTTCTTGGACGAATCTGAGATTGCTGATATTACGAACGGCTTAAACAAAGCTACAGCTCGTGATACGTCTGCGATGAAGCCTCTAGAAGAGCGCATACAAGCTACTGTATTAACCCAGCCAGGAGGTGAAGGCATCGTCAAAGCTGCTGGCAGTATTGACCCTCAAGCAGGTGCAGCGGTTGCTAAGTCAATCGATGTGCGCGCTCAGGATATACTAGAGACCACAGCTACACTTACTGACGAGAACGTTGGTCGTATCTTAGCTCAAGACTTAAGCAACTACACTAACGATGTTAAACAATACTACGGCGATGTTAAAGAGCTCGTTGCTAAGTCTCCACGCATTAATGATTTTGCCTGGGACTACGAAGCACTAGCGATTAAGCCTGTGCTAGAGACGTTACAGAAGAACATCATGGACCCTGCAGTTCTTGAACGCTTTGCGTTACAGTCTAGTCGTATTAATGATATGGCTGATAGTCGCACGCTAACTGATTTGATTGAACTAAGACAATTAGTTAACGACTTTAAGTTTAACAA